ATGACGTCAGCTGTTAATCGATTGGAAGTTCGCCCGCTTTTAGAAGAATTTAGAATACTTGGCCTTCATGGTAGGAAGGACATCAGTTTTACGACAGAAGATTCTGCGTCCATTCTTATGGCAAGAAACGGATCTGGCAAAACGACATTGTTAGCTGCGATAAACGCGGTTTTGACGTCGAATTTTTATAAATTAACTGATTTCACGTTTGAGAGCATCGTCTTTAAACTTCGAGATAGTGAACAAGTTACAATCACTGACTCGGACATGGTTGAACTAAAGCTTGGCGTTTCGGAATCCCAGATATCTAAGATTGCTTCCGACTGTAACCTTTCCGTCCAATATGTATTAGAGGTCGCACAATCGATCGGTGAAGGTGCAAGCTTTAGCCGTTATCAATTTCATCCAGGAATGCGTGAATTGTACGATAGGCACCCTAGTTTGGGCCACAAGGCGATATATGAAGCCTTGATGCAAAGCATCAAATATATGTACACACGGGTGCCAAATATTTCTATTGCTATGGATAATGTGAAGTCTGTTATTGGCGATTACGACATTGTGTACTTGCCGACATATCGTAGGATTGAAATGTCTCTTCCTAGACTTCAAACTGAATCCCGACGGGTCAACCATTGGGGGGAAAGCCAAAGATCAGGCGGAAACCTGTTGCCGAGCGAAATAAAGTTTGGATTATCAGACATATCTGAGCGGCTCCAAGAAATATTTTTAGAGATACAACGCAAGTCGAACACCACCTATCAGAAGATTAGCGCCAACATTATTAATGAACTTTTAGATGGAAGTTTTGCGGAAACCAGTTCCGAAGATGGGCGTCCTGATAAGGAGGAGCTCGAGCTGTTCTTCGATCGAATCCGAGCCTCGCGATCGAGGAATGTGGCACAGATTGCTCTCCCGGATATTGAGAAGATTTATAGTGGTGACTTTGATGAAGGCGTGAAGCCTTTTCTGCTATATTTTCTGAGTAACCTAAATGAAGCTATTAAGTCTACAAAGCCACTCGAAGATCGAGTGAATGGATTCCTAGTAGCATGTAATAACTACCTTATGGATGCGGATAGCACGGCATTCAAGGAGGGTGGGCTTAGCATATCTTCGCCAGAGAATAAGAAGATCGAGATAAATAGGGCGAATTTCAGGCCGTTTTTCACAAGTGGGCAACAAGGAGCTCCTATACGAATCGATGCACTCTCATCAGGAGAAAAACAGGTCGTATCACTATTTGCGCGCCTTTTCTTATACGAGAAGAAGAAGATTATTCTTTTCGATGAGCCTGAGTTGTCGCTTTCAATTGGGTGGCAAACAAAGTTGATACCAGACCTTTGCCGGTCTCCGGATTTTGCCCAGATGATTGCTATTACGCATTCGCCGTTCATCTTTGACAACGAAATGGACCAGTTTGCAGGTAATCTTGATGTTATATCTCGCGACTACGTAAGTCCCGAATCTGAGTTCAATGAATTTTTGCCAGATATAGATGATTTGTTCAGCGATGAAGTCGACGGCGGTGAAGGTACATTGTTCTAATGAGTGATTTAGTCAGCTTTGCTCGAAGCAAAAGGGACGCGGCACCGGTTGCCTTTGCTAGATTGTTGGACATTCGCTCGGAACAGCCTGACGTCCCTGTTGCAGCAATCGAAGGACGTGAAGACGTCGGGGTTTGGAAGGTTTGGTTCATTAGAAATGGATTTAGCGATCACATCGAGCTTCTTCCATGTGGAGGAAAGGAGAAGGTATTTAAGTTGAAGCAAATTGTGTCTAGAAACAGGCGCATTAAAGATAAACCGACGATCTACATTGTAGATCGGGATTACGATGATTGGGCAGGTTTTACGCCATCAAAAGACGTATTTATGACAGATAGATACGCCATCGAGAATTATTTCATATGTCACAACGTTCTGGATCATATTCTGAATACAAGCTTTTCGTGCGCAGGGCTGATTTCGGAAAAAAGGGCAGCTCGTGATAAATTTTGCGAACTATTCGAGCAGTACAGAATAGCATCGGAAGAAATTCAAAAGCGCGTGTTCTGTATCAGGCGCGCCCGAATTGATACGGGAGTGTCTCTTCCTAAGAAGTTGAATGAATTGGTAGAGATAACAGGGAGATATGAATATCGAGCTTTGGATGCGAGCGAGCTGCCAATAGATAAGCCTGTCGATATACCTGAAGATGATTTGGACGCTTTGTGTGAAGAATTTGAAAGATTACCGTTTCTTGAGCGAGCTCGCGGAAAGTTTCACAGGGCATTTATGCAGCATTTCCTTCAAGCGCTTCAATCAGAACGAAAGGCCGTCGATAGGGAGTTGTTTCCTATTAATAAGCCGGAAGCGTCATTTAAGTACTCAGCAATAAATTTTTCTGAGTGGGCTGGCGTCAGTTTGATGCCCGCTGGATTGGATGAATTTTTAAGCGATATGCTTGACGGTGATCACGCCTAGAAAGTTCAAGCGTGGTTTGTTTGCAAAAAATCTGTGTTTCTTTGGACTGGACGCGATACCATTTATTAATATTTACATAGATAGATGGTGGGTAGTCGTCGAACTTATAAAAGATAGTTCGTTAGAATACCCGACGGTCTCGTCGAAGTAACTCTGACTTCTTGCTCTGCGGTCAGCCCAATCTAAAAAATGACTATGTCTAGCATACCAGAAATTCATCTTCGGTGTGGCTTCCTGTTTCCTTTTGGATTTTCAGCGGGAGTATGGATGGTCGTTAAGATTGTCAAAATGGCTGGGGTAGGCACCCTGCTACACCTCTATAGCAACGGAAAAGGGGCGCACCGCTAGAAGATGTCGCAGTGGGGAACTAGTGGAAATCGTACGTTAAGTGCCGCACCCGGATCAGAGAATAGTAGTTCGTTCTTTTGCATGCACGCATTGGCTCTATTGGCATCCCCCCAACGTAAAGAGACAATGACTGAAAATAGTGATGGCGGTGCATCCGGAACCTAACCAATAAACGAAGATGGCAAGGCGCGTCGCGCAAGTGTAAAAAAAGCCTACCCACGGTTGCGAGATGGCAGCATTTCACCCTTTCCAGTGCAGGTTGCGGGTGGCTTTTCTGATGCGTGTAGGTCGATACTTATTGCGCGTCGTGATCGTTAGTTCCGTCAAATAGCGGGCCCAAGGGTGGGCCTTCAGACGGCTTGCAGATTTTAATAGGCTTTCCATCAGCACCATGTATGAGGCCATCAAGCTTTAAAATTCCGCGATCAAATGTATGAAATTCGGATACCTTCGCTCTGATCGCCGACGCTAAATGAATCGAGTCGGCGGGTTTCAGGCTTACTAAACCGCTCGCCTGCATGTGTTGAGCTCTACGGCCAATAGACATGTCGACTGGTACAGTCACTATATACGAACGTTCAAAGAAACCGGGTAGATTATCCAGGGGGCTCTCTCGCACTTCCGGATTTTTGCACACCTCCGCCAAAGTGAAGGCAGAGGTTACGATCTCAAGCTTTTTGCCGTTTGCACGGTCTAGGATTTCAAGGCACATCGCGAAGCGATTTTCAAAAACGCTGTCTTTCAGCGCGATTTCTTTTTCCTGATTTATGTACGCGATCCAAGTGCATGCATCCCAGTAAACCCAAGGCAATCTAGCCATCGCTATGCAGCCTCTCTAAGTATTCGCTAGCTTCGACACCTCGCGTAAAATTTGATGACACGATCTTGTGGTGATCTGGCAAATTATTATCAGCTTCAAACACATGGACGCCTTCGACGTCTATAGACGCGATCACCTCAACGTCTTTATAGGTGATTAGGCCGTGAACGCGCACACGCATGCCCCTCAAGATTTCGGACACTTCGAAATGTCCAATCCGGTCTAGCCCTTTATCCTGTGCTACACACTTTACAAGTTGACCGTCTAAACGGGATTTCAACCAGACCAAAGGCCTCCCGAAGCCATCCAGCTCGACTTTGGATATGAACCCCTCTAGAGATCCCAATTCCCTGTGAGCGGTCGGTGCTGGTCGTTTTACCGCATTCAACTTTCTAGCAACATCCCTCGCGCTATCAGGTGTCGCGTTCAGATTCGGCGCACCTTCGTAGTCGCTAAAATCCACCGTAGTAGCAGCCAATCCATTGGTCACTCTGGCATAGACTTTGGTGGCGCGGTCCACCACTTGATCCGTGAAGTACGCTGGGCGCTCACCTGTCCGCGCAAGCTGCGCTAAGCCTCGCGCAGTCGTCTGAATAACCTTTGTCGCTCGCATGTCGATATTCATCGCGTGGCGCTTCGGGGTTGGCGTCACTTCAAAGGTGAGCGGCGAATTTCTTGTAGCGTTGGTAACGCGCCAAACAATTTCATCTGGACCTCCTCCAGACACGGCATCTTCTACTTCGCGTAGAACGAAAACAAAGTCTTGGATCTGGGCGAGCAAGTCTTCAACAGTGGGGGCGTCGCCCCCACGGTGATCCGTTCCGCTAACCGTGATCCTGATGGGCTTGGTCAATCTCTGCGCCTCCAGCGTGGATTTTACGCTCCCATTGGATCCTGGTAAAGCACTCTCTCACCTATAGCGTGAGTTTGCGTGACAGAAGCGGTTATGTATTATTCTCGCGTTTTACTTTTTGGTAGTTTTATCTAACGTCAAATGCGGTGGGTAGCGTCTTAAGTGCTGCCTACCGCAGTGCCGGTAGGTGTATCTAAATAATGACAGTTGTTTTGGCGCTTAAAGCTTTCTCTCGCGCGCGACTGTAGCAGCTCGCGCCCGAAGCATCTGCCCCCGCCGCGGCGGCGCAATGCTGGACCATACGGTGGGTCTTTCGGCTGGTAATAGCCATAATCAAGTAGTCTTCTAAGCCAGCTCGGCCGTCGTTGTATAGCGAAGCGAATGAATGTCATATGCCTCAGCACCGATTTGGCGGCGCAGCTTCATCTTGCCATCGGCAGCCCCTCGATAGAACCAGGGGCGTGTCTGCGCCCGATTCATAAGAGTGGACAACGAGTTCCGCTATCAATGTTCAGGATAAAAGTCATGGCGAACTGTGCTTCATTTAGCGCCATGATCCCGCCTATTTCAAAAGCTAATTCTGAAAACAGTTGGCTGAATGTTCCACCCGTGGTGTTCTAGTAAATGGGCAGGGTCACTAATTATCTGATAGCTGGGTGAGTTTGACATGCACTTGGCTACGAGAAACAACGAAAAATCACTTTCATAACGTTTTGCAGCAGCCAATTCGTTTGCTGTGATCTCTATGTTTCGGAACGCCGCTGCTTGTGTTCCTTTTACCTCCACTCGCTGAAGTTGCCCATCGGCATCTAGATAGTCCAGATCCCATCCAGGCGTCTCTCCAATAGCAGCGCGGTGAATGTGATTGGTTGAGCCTTCAATATTTTGTATAATATGAAGAGCGAGTTCTTCGGCCCAATCTCCTATAACTTTCGCATGACGTGAGTGGCGGGGTGACGAGTTCCCGCCGCCAGCATTGTCTTTAGACGGTACCAGCAAGTTGCCGGCAGGTTTGGCGAAAACGTTTTCGGGCTGAGGGAAGGCGTTACCTGGTGCTGCATAGCCCTGTGCTAAGCCGGACGCCTCTAAGATGCTCTCAAATGTTTCGTCGTCAACTACGCGAACGCCATCGCGGAATTGATTGCTCGGGCCCTGTTCCCTCAGTATTCCATCGACTTTGGCAGGAACGTCAGTTGGAAAACGCTCATAATTCTCGATTTGACAAAACCAAGCTTTCTTGACGCCCGTTTGTCTTTCAGGGTCGGGATCCTGTGTAATCGATCCTATCCGGCCGGTGCCGAAGTAGTGGGCATCGCCTCGCTTGCCGTTCAATCGATTTACCCCGCGGTAGTAAACAAACCGCTCGCCTTCTAAGACCTTGTTTCGGTATTTCGTGGGGTAGTGGTATTGTACACCTTCGTCGTCTTGCCAGTTGTGAGCGTCGCTCACATTAACTTCGTTTTGGGTCAATATAAGCGGCATGGTGCATCTACCTTTAAGTTTTTTGAGCGCAGGCCAAAGACACCCTCTAACCACTTAAGCGAGCCACCTAGTAGTGCTCATTTAAGTGCGTTTTTTTCTTTGGTCAGCCCGGCATTCCCGATTGAAAAATTGATATCACTCAGCCGTCACAGGCGCATCCGACGCCCTTGCGGCAAGTGTAGGACCGGCTTATGCAGCTGTCTCCACAGGCTTTCCCTTTACGGCATACTTTGCAGCAGGCTGCCGAATATACGACTGCGCCGTCGCGAGCGTTCAGAATTTGGGACCAAAGTTCTACCGGCGTGGTGCTGTCCACGGTAGACTGAACGGGTGTCGTCTTGGCTAAATTTGTTTCCGCTATTGAAGTGCTGCTTAGGCCTGCGAGCATCACGGCTAAAGCTAAGGTGCGAAATTTCATATTACTATCCGTTTTTCACCTCAGCCGAAAAGCCGAACCTGCCGAGGCGCTGAATTCAGTTTATGGCTGGTCCGCTCGTGCAGCGTCCGCCGCTCAAGCCAGATCGTCAACGATTCTTCTCTGGGTAGAATGAATGCAACTCAAGCGAATGCGCATGAGAGGAGCTTCTTGTGTTTGACGGGCTGCGCGGCTTGGATTTGGAGCAGCGTTCAGAAGGAACCGCGTTGCCTCGCCACGTTGGCTGCCTTTGCGCGTAGCTTTTGCCTCTCTGCCCCGGCGTACAGCTGCACCATACGGTGCGTCTTGTGGCCCGTGATGGCCATAATCAGATCATCGTCTAAGCCAACGCGTGCCAGCTCAGCTGTCGCCGTATAGCGCAGAGAGTGGATATCGTAAGCTTCAGCACCGATTTGACGGCGTAGCTTCATCATACCATCGGCCGCGCCTCGATAGGACCAGGGGCCTGTCTGCGCCTGGTTCGTCAGAATGAATACCGAGCTGCGCTGGGCGCTCCCTAGGGCCTGCAGGAGCATCTGTGGCGCTGGGATCCATAAATTGGCCTTAGTCTTGCCCTGGCGGACACTGATCGCCTCTCCGTCGAAGTCTGACCACTTCATCTTGAGCACATCGCCGATGCGTTGGCCGGTGCCGAGCAGAAGTTCGAACAGCAGCCGGGTACGGGGCTCTGCGTTTTCCCGCGCGGCGTCGATCATCTCGGCCGGCCACGGCATCCGCTCTTTCTTTTCGTACTTCACCTCGGGCACGCCCTTAGCCCGGTTGCCGCCCGTGGGCAGCAGGCCGAAGTCGATCGCGCGCTCCATGACAATCTTCAGAATGCGCAGGCGATAGTTGGCTTTGTGCGGGCTTTTCTTTGCCCATGTATCCCGCCACTTGATGACGTGGTGACGTTCGATCGCCTTGGGCTGCAAGTGTCCGATCTTGTCCTGAAGAAAGTCTAGGTGCTGCCGGTAGTCAGCCTTCGTTCGCAGCGCGAGGTTCGCAAAATCGTCAGACCGCTCGTAGCGCTCGATCACGTGAGTGACTGTCTTACCCTCAGCCACCGGCATGGGGGCGTTCAGCATGCGCTCACGTTCCTGGTGCAGGGCAAAGGGGACAGGGTCGCCCGCGGGAAACTGGGTCTGGAGCGGGATCTCCACGATCTTCGCGCCGTAGCGCTTCCGGAAGAACAGCTTACCGTCCCGTTTGCGCCGATGGATGTAGGAGGGAAGGTCGCGTCCCTTCATTCAGTCATGTCCACAAGGTCAGCTGGGTTAGAAGATTTGTCATGGCCTGCTATCTCCACCTCAATCCCGCCGCCTGGCAAAATCGTTGCCTTGCCGATTTGGCGGCCGAGCTTCTGTTCCAACGTCGACACATAGAGAGCGACGCGGGCAGGAGACAAGATGGTAGTGCCCGAAGTCGGTTTGATGTGTGCGTTCATCGTGCTGCACTCCGGTACTGGCCGGGTCGCAGTCGCAGAGGCTTCGCATTAACGTCGACTATCTCGATGCATCTTGTACCGTATTCGCGGGACATAACGTATCCGGTTTCCCGCTCGTGGGAGGGGGATCTGGTAAAGATTACCTCGTCACCTACTTCGGGGAAGTGAAACGGGAAGCGAGAGTTCACGGAGGCGCTCGTCCACACATCGACATTCGGTGCCGCTTCAACCGTTTGCTCAGGGCGGGCAGAGGGCTTGGGTTTCGATGTGTCCATTCTGATATGACCGCTCTTCGAGTGATGGAGGATATCTCGCCAACCGAATGGCTTGGTTGCCCCTAAGCTGCGCTGAGACCTTAGGTGCAACCAAGGTGCGGCATGGGCCACGCTAGTTGCAAGCCTGCCTATAAGTTTGGAAAAAACTGCGAATTTGTCAACTTTTTCGAACGTAAAGGCGGTAGCCTTGGGAAAAGAGCCAAGCCGGATTGAGTTGCGCAATCCGGATTGACCTAGTGCTTCACAGGGAAGGGGTGCCCCCGAGCGGGAGTTAATGCTCGAGGGCCGATGGGAAATTGCGACACTGTTGCGGAGTGCAATTCCACTGATGAGTGTGGCAGATCCTAATGGCATGTCAACATTCCTTGCAGCAGTGGCGTTATTCGCAGACGCCCTCGATATCCAGTTCCATGAGCCCATTTTCAGTGAGATGTGCTCTGCGATCGGGCTTCTCACCAGAGACCTGAAGCAAACCAGCCCGCACCAGCAGCTGCACTGTGCTGTCGGCGTGGCGCTTCTTGTAGGTTGGGTTCATAGCAGTCCAAACGATGTCCAGTGGGTTGCGCGAGGGCATTTCGATAAGCCCGCCGTGGTTCAGTGATCGGTGGGCATCTATCAGCGCCGCCAGTTGCTGCTCTGTCAGTTTCCGGGTGCTCATAGTGCCTTGCCCCTTTGCAGCTGCGCTAAGCGTGTCTGGTTCACCCTGTGGCCGCGAGCCGCCATCAGCGTCGACCATGCAAGGCGGCGCAGAAGGGGGCGGTCGTGGACTCCCTCAGGGTGAGCCGCGACCGACATCGCATCGGCTAGCTGGGCAGGCGGGGGAACCGCCAGAGGAAATTGGATTACCCGCGGGCAAGTCTGTTTGCATGACTTGTCCGCGGGCAGGATGCCGGCGCTACCAACACCGACATCCAATCCATCCCGCAAAAACAAAGGAAATACGGGATGAAACTCAGCTGTGAACTCAAGCTCGCTGGAGCGTGGAAAAAATTTAAGGAGGTTCGGCGAATGCTGACCATCATGTACGACAACCCCGGTCTCACCATCTTTTTGGCAGTATGCTTGATAGTCATGGGACTGTGCCTGCTGGCTGCTTACGCAATCTGCCGGCTTGGCTAGGCCTTGGGCTGATGGGGTGGGTCCGGTGTAGGTTCGCATGTCTTCCTCCAATATCACTGGAGGTTTGATAGTACGAAAAACTTGTACAGATCAAATCAATAATTCAAAAAAATCGTATTATTTGAAAATTCACCTATACACCGTGGCGCTTGGCGATGAGAATAAAACGTGAACATTTGGGGGAATCAGGTTGCTTGTGCGGGTAGTCGCTAGGGTTGGGTTGGCGTTGGGTATCAATCTAAACTGGATATTTGCGCCGATAACGTGGGCTATAGTTAGTCGAGCTCAGCCAAAATCGCTTCACGCACGTCGGCTGGAAGTCTCGCTGGATCACCGCCGAGAATGAAATTGTAGTCGACCATGAAGGCTTTGAGGTAAAAGGTCATGAGCTTCACAGAAGGAGATCCTGCTTTCTCCTGGGAGATGAATGTCGTGTATTTAATGCCAGCGCTGGCTGCCAGCTGCTTGCTGGTCATACCCGTCATCTTTCTAGTTGCGACCAGACGGTGATGGATCGCTTCAGGCGATGTATCGCCAGCGCGGGTGAGTTTTTCTTGTTCAATGTAATCCATAGGTCTGATTACGCCCTGATACGAAAAAATTGCACTTTCCATCGATTGAACGGTTGATTGTACGAAAAACTCGTACTACGCGTAGTGTATGGATACACCGACGCGAGCGTTCATTTTGGCCTTGGGTGGCTATCAAGCTGTTGCCCGATCTCTGCATAAGAGGTCGACTACGGTTCATACCGCCATGCAAAGAGGTACTTTTCCTGCCTCTTGGTATGACGCGCTTTGTCGAATGGCGATCGATGCGTCTTTGGAAGAACCGCCACGCTCGATGTTCTCCTTTCTGCAGATTGAGGAGGACGCGGCATGATCTGGTCACCTTCAGTTTACCACCCGGTTTATCGCAGAGGGGTGTTTGAGAGGCTCAATGGTGAAAACTGTCTCGCAGCCACTGCAGATCTTAGTGTTGTTCCCCTGCAGAAACGACTTTCTCTTGTTGGCCATGCAGTTCGGACAAATGAAATGCTCTGGTTCTCCCATGTCATGGCCTTCTTTCAGCCGATACATGAGGCTGCCGGCAGGAGTATTCCAAAGTTCATAGCGGTCGAAGTCAGACTGCTTTGTCTTCGATGCCGCAAGCGAAGCGGCAAGCACCGACAACCGTTGTATCAGCGTCGCGTTCGCGACCTGGATGCTGGCCACCTGTGCCAGCAATTCGCTAGCGGCGAGTTTGATTTCCGGAGCTGGGATCTCTGCCACCGTTTTCGACAGCTGTTTGATTTCGACGAGGGTTTCAGTTGCCCGCTTCGCAGACGTGCCAGTGTCTTCCGCGAGTTCAATCGCGTCTCTGATGGATTGGAATTCGATATCCACAGTCTTCCCCAAGTTGATTCGTTTCCGAATGTTACCTCCAAAGGGAGTTTCGCGACATGAATGCGTTGCCGGCGGGTTCCCCGATCGTGATTTATGTGAATGGCTCTCCATACGGTGACACTGTCACGGTAGAGGGTTCACAGACGAGCGGACCTTCCTCCGGTTCCCGAGCGGGGTACGATGCGTATCAAGTACACCGTGACTTCCCAGCGCGCTGGCAGGCATACATCGTCGCCAACTATCGAAACATCGGCCATGTCACGAATGTGTTCGGAGTGTCCGAAAGAACCGCCAGAAACTGGTGGAAAGGTCAATTTGGGGCCAATGGTGGCCACGTTGCCGTGGCAATGCGAGAGCACGGCCAGATTGCGTTTCAGATGCTATTTGCGGAGGCTAGCTGACATGGGCACTCCGCATATTTTTTTGCCCAGTATCGGACTTATCGCCGGACTTATGGCGGGACGGTTACTGCCCAACATGCTGCACTGCAGCAGATACGTGCGTGCCGCAGTAAATCAATTATCACTTTCAATTCAATGCATTCGGTCTGCTTGCCGGGTCGTTTGCATGGGTGCGCTGGGCGTTAGCCTGCCCTGGGCGCGCTGGTGTGAGGAAATGCTATGAGCCACGCTGCTACCCACTGGTTGGCAACGGTGCCGCCCAACGACATGACGCATGGCGAATTCAGGGTGCTGTTTCACCTGTGCGATTGCCACAATGCCAGCATGGGGTGTTTTCCGAAGCAGACCTATTTGCGCGACCACACAGGCCTTTCCAATGGTGGTTTGAACAAGGCGCTGGGCGAGCTCGAGCGTAAGGGGCTGATCTGTAGAAAGCAGGAACGTGATCCGCGCACAAACCGGCAAAAACCCACCCGATATGTGCTCGGCTTCGAGCTGTCAGATGACCCTGAGCCGACTCCACTCAGTGGAGCCGGAGCCGTCTCCACTTTTGAAGCAGTTCCGTCTCCACTTTTAGAGGGGTCCGTCTCCACTGGGGTGGAGTCGTATATAGAAGAACCAGTAAGAGAACCTGTAATGGAACCTTGCGCGTCGGAAGCCGACCCGCAAGCAAATGGAATTTCTTCGGATTTCTTGGAAGAGTTTTTCGAGGCGCACCCGCGTCCCGGTGACCCCGTCGAAACCGAGGCTGCGCTGAAGAAGGCGATTGCCGCCGGTGCCGATCCCGCTGCCATCCTCTCCGGTGCCAAAGCCTACGCCCTGGAGCAGAAGGGCAACGAGCTTCGCTACGTGTCGTATTCGCAGAATTGGCTTACCCGCCAGGGATGGGTTCAGTTCCTTGCCATGTCGGCAGCGAAAAACACGGCCAACGCCGATGCCGTCAAAAAGCGTTGGGCGCGCTGGATTCGGACGAAGGCTGAGAATGCTCGGCACTGCTCTGCCACTATGGCCCGCCAGCTCTGTGCTGAGGGATTGGTCACCTCCGAAGAATGCCACGCAGTGGGGATCGACGTATGAGCTCCATCCACAACGATCCGTCAAGCAATGGCACCACATTCGATGGCGTCACTGTGACCGCCGATTTGATCGCGGGGGATTGCGTCATCCACTCGCAGCGTCCTGGGCCGTGTAGGGGTATCCCATACCGGAAACGTTTTAATTCCATCGATGAGATTCAAGGAGCCTACCAGGTCCAGTTCGGGCTCGGAGTTACCGATCCTGTGGCGGCCAATGTTGCGCGGGCACTGAAATTCGCGGCGACCCAGTTGATGGCTCAGCGGAAGGGGGACAAGCGTGGTTGAACGTATGACTGCCGCCGATCTGCGAGCGACGCAATCCCAACCAAAGAACCAGAAGTACGGGGCCCAGCGCACCGTGGTGGATGGCGTAACCTTCGATTCCAAGAAAGAGGCCGCGCGCTGGGCACAGCTTTGCCTTCTCCAGCGCGCTAGGAAGATATCTGACCTAAAGCGCCAGGTGGTCGTTCCGCTCGTTGGACGAGACGGACCGTTGCTGTCTCGGAAAGGGCGGCAGATGCGGATCACGGTTGATTTTGGCTATGTCGATCTGAAGACCGGGCTGCAGGTCTACGAGGACGCAAAAGGCATGCCCACTCGTGACTACGAGGTCCGTCGGGCTGTCGCCGGTGCCCAAGGCATCGAGGTGGTGGAGGTCTGATGGGACGGGAGTTGGTCGCACGGCTGCCAGAGTCCGTGCAAGAAATTGCGGAAGTGATTGGGCGTGACAAGGCGCTCGAGTTCATTGGCAAGCTGCCGGTGTCCGGATCACGGTCTTGGCGCGTGTGTGTCTACATCCCTAAGCGCATTTCACTCGATCACAAGCTGGTCGAGCTGCTCGGATGGCAGGATGCCTGCAAGATGGTCTACGCCTTCTCAGGTATGATCCTGCAGCCTAGTAACTGCCGCTTTATCCACCGCAAGCATCGCGATCGCGAGATCATGCGGATGTTGAATGAAGGAATGGCAATCAACGAAATCGCAGATCGCGTCGAGCTTTCAACCTATCGGGTTCGAGAGATCGTAGCGCTGCAGGAAGGGTCAGCATGATGCGACCTGCTATCCAACCCAATGAAAGGGACGTACCGTGAGTGGCGGACGAATGAAGCGCGTCATCGCGCACTGGACTGCCGGGGCAGGGCGCGCCTCTGCTGAAGACAAGGCGCACTACCACAGGCTGGTGGAGTACGATGGCACAGTCGTTGCTGGGGCAGAGGCTGTCGAGGACAACATCGTCACGTCTGATGGCGACTATGCGGCCCATACTCTGCGGCTGAACACAGGATCGATTGGCGTTGCTATGTGCGGCATGCGTGGCGCTGTGGAGCATCCCTTTGATGCCGGACCCTCGCCGCTCAATGAGGCGCAGTTCAACGCCTTTTGCAAACTGGTCGCTGATCTTTGCGTCGAGTACGGCATCCCCGTCACACCCCAGACGGTCCTCACGCATGCAGAGGTCCAGACAACGCTTGGGGTGCAGCAGCGGGGTAAATGGGACGTTGCGCGGCTGCCCTGGCGGGATGATCTCCGCGGGGCTCGATCAGTCGGTGACTTCATGCGCCAGCGTATCACCTTGATGCTGGGGGGCGTCGAAGTGCTGCAGTCCAACCGGCCGATCCTGCGGTTCGGCGACAAGGGCGTGGATGTGGGCGTTTGGCAGGTGGAGCTTTCCGATCGTGGCTATCACCTGGGTCGCGCGGATAAGGATTTCGGCCGGCTCACCCGTGCTGCAACCCTCGCTTTCCAAGCAGATAACGATCTGCCTTCCGATGGTGTCGTAAACGCTGATGACTGGCTGCAAATGGCAAAGGCGACATCACGGCCTGAGCGTTTCGTCACGCAGGAAGAGATCGATCGTGAAAGTGGCACTGCGCAGGATGCCCAGATGACGGCCCGCGTCGGTGATCTGGTCGGAATTGGCGGTATTGCTGGCATCGCGACCCAAGCAAAGCAGGCAGGTGAGGCGGCGCAAGCCGCATCTGGCGTGATGGGGCAGGTGAGCGCAATGATTACTGATCACTGGCCTGCGCTGCTGCTGTGCGGGCTATGCGTGACGGCATGGTTTGCGTTGCGCGCGCTTGGGTATTCTACCCGTCGTCGCCGGCTGTTGGATGCGCGTGAAAACCGGAGCCTGGCGCGATGATCGGTTTGCTTGCACATCGGTTTATGCGCTCGGCATGGGGACGCTACCTCATGCTCGGGCTTGCCATCTTGGCTGGGCGAGCTCAGAGAGCGCGAGGGCAGAGTTGACGCTAAAGAGCGTCAATCGCTGGAAAACATCAAAACTATGAGGAGGATGCAGGATGCAGGCGCTGCCGTTGCTACTGATCGCCGGTCTGTCGTTACACGCTTGCGGAAGGGAAACTTCTAGCGTGCTGCCGATCGTGAAGGACTACCCGAACGCGGTCCAAGCGCAGGCCGCTGATGAGCTTGAGGCGCTGCCCGAGGGTTCGGTGCTGCCAGTGCTGATCGGCGACTATGCCGTGCTGCGTGAGCAGCTGCGCGCAGGCAGGGCGCAGTGAAATCGTCATATAAAAAAGGGTCCTTCCTCGGCCGGGAGGGCCAGTGGGTGCGCATGGTCGCAAAAAACAATTTGTGGGAGCGCCATTTTTTCCATTTCGTTTCGTTTTAGGAGCAGCGCTTGTCTGATCTGATTTCTTACACCGACGTCGAGATGTTGCCGCCTGGTGACCTGACGCCCTACGACCGAAACTCGCGGACCCACAGCTCTGGGCAGGTCAGCCAGATCGCGGCATCGATCCGCGAGTTCGGGTTCACCAACCCGGTGTTGGTCGGTGAGGACAGTACCATCATCGCCGGCCACGGCCGTGTGCTTGCAGCCTTAGAAATAGGGATGTCGCAGGTTCCGTGCCTCAGAATTACCGGCCTTTCAGACGAGCAGAGGCGCGCCTATATCATCGCCGACAACAAGCTGGCGCTGAACGCCGGATGGGATGATGAGCTGCTGAAGCTAGAGCTCGGTGAGCTGCGCGATCTGGGATTTGATCTCGGAGTTGTGGGCTTTGATCAATCCGAATTAGACGAGCTTTTTGTCGATCTTGACGGCCTGGAAGAGGAAGGAAAAACCGAAGACGACGAGGTGCCGCCGATCGGGGGGGACTTCGTTTCTCGGCGTGGCGATGTGTGGGTCTGCGGTGATCACCGCATCATGTGTGGGGACTCCACGGTCATGTCCGATATCGAGCGGCTGATCGGTGATGAGCTGGTCGATATGTGCTGGACCGATCCCCCCTACAACGTGAATTACGAGGGCACGGCCGGCAAGATTGAGAACGACAACATGGCCGCGGATGCGTTCCTTGCCTTTCTGACCGATGCTTTTGTTTCTGTGTTCTCGGCCGTCAAGCCAGGCGGGGCGCTCTATGTCGCCCATGCTGACACCGAGGGGCTGCCGTTTCGCACAGCCTTCAGCTCCGCGGGCTTCAAACTGTCTGGCTGCCTGGTCTGGGTGAAGCCGAGCCTTGTCCTGGGCCGGTCGGATTATCAGTGGCGGCACGAGCCGATCCTTTACGGCTGGAAGCCTGGCGCACCGCACCTGTGGTTTGGCGGGCGTAAGCAGACAACCGTCATCGATGCGGAGGATCTGCCGTTCGTCGTCAAAGAGGACGGGTCGCTGTTGATCGACACGGGATCCGGCCATCTGCGCGTTTCAGGTTCTGACCTTCAGGTCGAGGAGCTGGTGTCGTCGGTGCTGCGCCACGAAAAGCCGAGCCGCAACACCGAGCACCCGACCATGAAGCCGGTCGGGTTGGTGATGCAGTACCTGAAGAACAGTAGCCGGCGCGGTGATCTGGTCCTGGATCCTTTCGGCGGTTCGGGGAGCACGATGATTGCGGCGCAGAAGATCGGCCGTGTCGCGCGGCTGATGGAGCTGGATCCACGGTTCGCGGACGTGATCGTGAAACGCTGGCAGGATTTCACCGGGGGGCAGGCTGTCTTGGAGGGCACGTCCGATCGCTTTGACGATCTGCGCGGCAAACGAGGGGAGGCTGGCAAGTGACAAGGCGCGTAGGTTGGCTGCCCGCACTGGATTGCTCGGATGTTGAATGAGCAGCTCGGGCAACCCAACATATCCGGTCAGTGTGATAGCGAAGCTGCTGAAGCTGACCGAGCGCCGGGTCCAGCAGCTGTCGAAGGAGGGCGTGATCCCGAAGGCCGAACACGGCCGCTATGAGCTTGCGGCCGCGGTGCAAGGCTATGTCGGTTACCTGCAGGAACGGATCGCGCCGCGTGGTGCCGACGGTGATCCGGAAAAGGCCGACTACCATACCGAAAAGGCGCGGCTGACCAAGTCGCAGGCCGACATGGCGGAAATGGAAGCGGCGAAGATGCGCGGTGCCCTGGTGGATGCCGAGCAGATGAAGGAGGCCCTGGATCTGGTGGTCGCCGAGGTCCGCGCCAATCTACTGAACAACGCACCCACTCGCATCGCGGCGCGCGCGAAGTCGGAAAAGAAAGAGGCTTCGATCAAGCTCATCGCAAAGGAAGAGATCGGTGCGGCTCTGCGCAAGCTGTCGACCACTGATCCGACTTCGCTGGTGGGAGCTGACTGATGTCCTGGCCATTTGGTAGCGCCGCATTGATGGTGGCCACCTCGTTTCTTGCAGGCTTGGCACCGCCCCCTGATTTGAAGCCGTCCGAGTGGGCGGAGCAGTCAGTTCAAATCCCCGTCGGCAACGCGATCCCCGGTCTGATCAGTTTCGACAACGCGCCGTATCAGCGTGAGCCGTTGGACATGACGGCCGACCCATCGTGTCACCGGATCACGCTCAAATGGGGCGCGCAGGTTGGCAAGACGCAGCTGGCTCTCTGTGCTCAGGGTTTCAAGATCGTGCATGACCCGGTGTCGCAGCTGATGATGCAGCCGTCTGAAGGCGACTTGCAGACATGGCTGACGACGAAGTTTAACCCGTTGGTCGAAGCCAACCCCGACCTTGAGACGCGGATCGCTACGCCTCGGGCGCGCAAGGGGGTGAATAACACGCGGATGAAGTCCTATCCGGGCGGCTTCATCATGTTCGCCTGGTCCGGATCGCCCAAGACGCAGCGCGGCCGGTCTGCACCGTTCATCGTCTGCGATGAAACCGACGGCTACGATCGCACGGCCGAGGGCCATCCCGTCGGTCTGCTGTGGGAGCGTGCCAACACCTTTGATGATCAGCGCAAGCTGGTAGAGATTTCGACGCCAACAATCCGCGGGATTTCGTGGATCGATCACGCCTACGAGCAGGGGGATCAGCGTCAGTTCCATGTGGCCTGTCCGCATTGCGATACTGTCCAGACGATCGAGTGGTCAAACGTCAAATGGGACAAGAACGCCGAGGGCGAGCACATGCCCGAGAGCGCCTACTATGAGTGCCGGGCGAATGGCTGCGTTTGGTCGGACACCGATCGTTACTTTGCCATCCGAAACGCTGAGCGGCTGGGGCATGGGTGGAAGGCAAAGAAGCCGTTCCGGGGGCATGCGTCCTATCATCTCAATGGGCTCTATTCCTGCTTTGTGAAGCTGAAGATGATCGTGCAGTCGTTCCTGGACAAGAAAGCGGCCGGGGATCTGCAGACCTTCGTCAACGTCACGCTTGCGGAAGCCTGGGAGGAAGAGGCCGAGACGCTCGAGGTCGAGCAGCTGATCGCGCGGGCCGAGCCGTTCCCATCGAAGGTTCCGATGGAAGTCGGCGTCCAGACCTGCGGTGTCGACATGCAGGAGGATCGCCTCGAGCTCGAGCGCGTCGGCTGGGGGTTGGGCGAGGAAAGTTGGAGCCTCGATCATCAAGTCTTCTGGGGAGACCCGCTTAAGCCTGAAGTCTGGAACCAGCTTTTTGACTATCTCGACCAAACTTTCGAGCACGAATCCGGGGCGCAGATGCGGATTGCCTCTGCGTGTGTCGACACCGGTGGTTCTGGTGGCCTGACCCAAGCGGCTTATGAGCAGCTGCGCGGGAAGCAGCGGCGCAACATCTTTGCCATTAAGGGGGGCAAGGGGTGGGACAATCCGATCGCGTCTGCGCCGAAGAAGTCCAAGTCGGGTAAGCGCGCGCGGCCGGTGACCTTGTTCTCGATCGGGGTCAATGACGCCAAGCTGATTGTGATGCGTCGGGCGAAGCAGGACACGCCCGGCCAGGGCTATTGCCACTGGCCTGTCGATCGGGATCCGGAGTGGTTTCACCAGCTGACGGCCGAGCGGTTGGTGACCCGGTTCGTGCGGGGCTTCCCAATCCGCGAGTGGAAGAAAACCCGCGACCGAAACGAGGCGCTCGATTGTCGGGTCTATGCCTATGCCGCGCTGAAGATCTTGAACCCGAATATTTTGGTGCGGCTGCGCCGGCTCAAACCCGACGACGATCATGTTGCGGAGGGTGAAACGGTCGCGGGGGAACCGCCAGAGGAAGCGAAGCCAAAGGCTCGCAAGACTAGGCGAGGTAAAACGCGCCGCACACGACCTCGTGGATCAGGGCGGATCAGCAATAGGTAGTCAGGTTTGCTCCATCAGTTTCCCAGCTCAGTCACGGCCGGCTTAAGCATCAAGGCCGAGGTGCATGTCGATGCATATCCGGCACCGGAGTGGACGTTGACGGCGATCATCCGTGGTCCGTCTTCGATCGATCTGGAAGCGGCACCGCTCGGGTCTGGGCATTTGTTCGCCGAAACCGCGGCCGTGACCTCGGGTTGGGACGCTGGCACCTATGCGGTGTCGGTCCGTGCCGTCTCTGGGGAGGATGTGCATGAGGTCGAAGCCGGCCAGCTGACCATCGCTGCGGATCTGGTGTCGGTCCATGCCGGGTTTGAGGCACGTGGTCACGCGCAGCGAGTGCTTGCCTCGATCGAGGCGGTCATCGAGGGGCGCGCGACGAAGGATCAGGAAAGCTACGCGATCAACGGCCGGTCGCTGGTCCGTACATCGATCGCTGACCTGATGTTGCTGCGCGATCGGTACAAGCGCGAGATCGCGCGAGAGAGCCCCAATGGAAAACGCCGACGTCTGACCGGCCGGCAGGTTAAAGTGAGGTTTGGTCGCTGATGTTTGGTTTTGATAAAGCGCGCGATTCCGGCGAGGGCAATCGCCAGGAGCCGAGCGCGCCCGTGGTCATGGTCGAGAGCTCGATCCCGAAGGTGAGCCGGCGCAATAAGCCGATGCGCCCCGCGGTGGGTAAGCGCGGGTTCGATGCTGCGATCTCGGACAGGCTCACGTCTAATTGGTCAACCACTCCGCTGACAGCTGACCAGGTCATCGACCGCAATCAGCGTGTACTGGTCGCGCGCTCGCGCGAGGAGGCACAGAAGAACGACTATCTGAAATCGTTCCTGCGTCTGTGCGATCAGAATATTGTCGGGCACCGCGGCTTTGCGCTTCAGGCGCAGGCGCGTGACAATAACGGTGCGCTCGATCGGGGGGCAAACGAAGCGCTCGAGGCGTGGTGGCGCAAATGGCAGCGCGCGTCGAACTGCGATATCACGGGCAAGCGCAGCTTCCGGATGATCTGCAAGGGGGCGGTCAAAACCGCTGCAAAAGACGGCGAGTTCATGATCCGCGAAATCCGCGGCCGTAACGCGGGGCCCATGCGCTATGCGCTGCAGGTTCTGGATCCGCAGCGGTGCCCGGTAGACTACAACGTCGATCGTCTCGCCAATGGTCGCTTCGTGCGCCAGGGGATTGAGTTCAGCCGGGAAGGCCGGCCGCTGGCATTCTACTTCATGACGGGCGATCCGGCCGGTTCCGGCTACACGTTCAACGGGACCAGCCTCGATCGGGTGCCGGCCGATGAGATCATTCATGGGTTCTTGGAAGATATTGCGGGCCAGCGCCGGGGCATTCCCTGGGCTGCCACGTCGCTGTGGCGTCTGCACATGCTGGGCGGGTTGGAAAATGCGGCGCTGACCAGCGCGCGGACCGGCGCGTCGGTCGGTGGTTTCCTCGAGTGGGAGGAAGGCTACGGGCCGGAACCCGATGAAGAGATGCAAGAGGACGAAGAGCTCTACATCGAAAGCGCGGGTGGTGTGTTCCAAGAGCTGCCGACGGGTCTGAAATCCAAGGCATTCACCCAGCAGTATCCCTCCGGCGAGTTCGCCCCGTTCCATAAGTCGATGCTGCGCGGTGCCGGTGCCGGCATGGGCGTGGCCTACGTCAGTTTCGCCAACGATCTTGAAGGTGTCAACTTCAGCTCGATCCGCCAGGGCGTCCTGGATGAGCGCGACCATTGGATGGATCTGCAAGAGTGGCTGATCGAGACGTTGATCGATCGCTGCTATCAGTCGGCGCTCGAGCCGGCGCTGTTGATGGGGCTGGTCGTGAATAACTCGATCCGGCTGCGTCCGGAGCGCATCGAGAAGTTCCGCGATGTCTATTGGCAAGGCCGTCGGTGGGCATGGGTCGATCCGACCAAGGACGTGAAAGCGGAAATCGATGCCAAGAACAACATGCTCACATCGCCGTCTGAAATCATCCGACGTCGCGGTGATGATCCTGACACCACCTGGCGCACCTACGCCGACGATATCCAAGCCATGCGCAAGGCCGGTATTCCCGATGACTTCATCATGGCCTCGGTTCTGGGCGTGGTGCCTGGCGCTGTTCGGCCGCCAGATGGCGACGCAAATCAAGAAGAGGACGAGTCCGATGACAAAAATGAAACTCCTGACGACGAATAGCGGCTTGGCCGCTGCGTTGATCGGTGCAGCTCTGACCCGGTCCGTGACCGTGGAGCAGGTCAACGCCAACCGCGGCGGGGCACCTTTGCGCCGGCAGGCGGCTGTGCGCACGATCGATGAAGAGGCGCGCACCGTTGAGGTGGCGTTCAGCTCTGAGGAGCCAGTCGCACGTTGGTTCGGCGATGAAATTCTCGACCACTCGCCGGGGGCAATGTCGGACGCGCGCCTGCGCAACGGCGCGGCCGTGCTCTGGAACCACAACCCAGACATCCAGATCGGTGTGGTCGAGACGTCGTCTGTCGACGGCGATCGCCGCGGCCGTGCCGTTTTGCGGTTCGGCCGTTCCGCCAAGGCTGCCGAAATCTGGGCCGATATTGTGGACGGTGTAATCCGTCACGTGTCGGTCGGTTACTTCGTGCGCGCAATCAAAACCGAAGAGGTCGAAGGTGAGCGCGACAAGGTCACGATCACCAATTGGGAGCCGTTTGAAATCTCGATGGTGAGCGTTCCTGCGGATGCATCCGTGGGGGTCGGTCGATCGGCGGGGGAACCGCCAGAGGAACCGACCGGCGATGGCTTCAATACTCCAAACCATTCTCAAACGCGCACAGCGCAAACTGAAACAGAAGGATCAGGCGATATGAACATTCGCATTCTCCGCAACGCAGCCGGTCACCTGGTCCGTGCCAAGGTGGACGACAACGGCAACATCGTGGAAGAGATCGAGGTGCTTGAGCGGGCATCCGAAACACAGGCGCTGGTGACGCGCGGCCAAGAAGCCGAGCAGACCCGCGTTGCGGCATTGCTGGAAATGGGCGAGCAGTATTCGGCGCAGCAGCTGGCAGCTGATGCGATCCGCGGCAGCACGTCCGTCGATGAATTCACCCGCACTCTGCTCGATCACGTGGGTGGTGGACGCGGGAATGGCAACGGCAACAGCGGCCGTTCCGATGATACTGGCAACCGCGCATTGGATGACAACGCAGGCGTCGTTGGCATGACGGACTCCGAGGTGGGTCGGTTTAGCTTTCTTCGCGCAGCTCGGGCCTTGCTCAATCCAAGCGACCGGTCAGCACAAGCCGCAGCTGCATTCGAATTCGAAGCATCGGCGGCCGCGCAGGAAACGATGGGGCGCAGCTCCGAAGGGATCACAGTCCCCGTCGACGTCCTGACCCGCGCGCTGAATACGTCGACCTCCGGTGCCACGCCGGGCGACACAGGCGGGTT